GTACTTCCAACAGTAACACTATCATTAGCTAGTTTACTATTAGCTATACTACCTCCCAACATTGTATTTGAAACAGAACCTGTTTGTCCTGTGTGAACTATATCATAATATGCAGCTGCTGTATCCTCTGCTTCAGATAACTGCCATTTTCCTGCATTTGTACCGTTTTCATACCAACGGATAGCCGTATTAATCTCTGTACTACCACCACGATTAACTTCTATACCAGCATTAGCTGATGGTGAAGTACCTTCATAATCAGAATTTAATTCTATAATGTTATCAAAAACTGTTACTGTCTCTGTGGATATTGAAGTTGCTGTACCAGTAACTGTTAAGTTACCGTCAACTGTTAAGTTATTCTCGACTGTAACTGTACTAGAACCACTTCCTATCTTAACTTCCCCTCCACCGGGGTTTAAATATAATGCTGAAGAAGTTTCACCAGACCTAGCTTGTATTTTACTAGCATTGAGACCCATATTGGGTCCACTATCAGGTCCAAGCTGAACTAATCCAGTACCATCACCTGTAGATAATCCGTTTTCTTCAGCTACATTAATCTCTAAAGGCACACTAGGCGCTGTTGAGCCAATAGCTATATTTTGATTCACCAAATGCCCTGTAGAGCTATTTAGCGTAAGCATAGCTGTGCTACCACCAGAGCCGTATTTGTATAATATAGCTCCATCATCTAGATATATGTCTTTATTAGTGTTAGTAGCATCACTTGAAGATATTCCTGCTCCTATCCTTAAATCTCCATCAACTGTTAATTTGTGTGTAATATCATCGAAAGCCATGTTACTGGCTTTACCTATTCCAACATTACCAGATTTACGTGACCTAGTATCTGCTGTTAAATCGGTACTCTCTACTCCCCATACATCGGAGGTAGATGCAAGAGAACCTACATAATCGTAAACTGCATTCATAGAAGGGGCCTTTGTTGTTTGTTGGTCCCATTCACCACTAAATGGTTCATCACTTACGTTTGCTTCTATTCTTTCTTTGATGTATTGTTTAGAGGCTAACCTATCATCTAGCACCATCATACGTTTTGGTGCAGTTGTTACTTTTCCTAAGCCGTAACTTTCTTTAGTGGCTTTCTGCTTAATTTTAGTAGGTTTGAATACTTTTACCATAGGTGGGCCTCAAAGTGGGCGACTTTGTCTGTGGTGTCGCCCAGACCAAAATTTTATGTTAACTTAGCTTATCTAATCAGATATGACGATAACACCAGCTTCTGGGCGTATAATCTTCAATCCATATCTCATAGACATGTATGAACCAGTTATACCGAAACCGGGATTAGCTTCTTCGACAGTTAGGCCACGCCTTTCGACATATGCGACTGGCTTGGTTTTCATATCAAAGATACCACATCTGGTATTAGGTACGAATGGGTTGACAAGTACGTTTAGACCGTAAAGTTGTCCTACCACACCAGAGCTTGAAGTTGAGTTGACATAATCCAAACCACCTTTTGAGGATTCGCGGTCTGTGCCGGTTGTCCCGAAAGGTGCTGTGAAGTCAGCCAAGTTCAATAAAGTCTTATAGTGGGTTGGGGAAACCAGAATTGTATCTGGGGTCATTCCCTTTGCTGCCATAAGTTCTATAGCCTTGGTTATGTCAGTCAAATCAATGTCACCTAGTCCGTCAGTGTCTGAATCTTGTGATGCAAAGTAGTGACTTCCCAAAGTGTTTAAATCTGATGTTGAATAGTTACCGTATTCGTATAATCTTGTTCCAGAACTTGGACTTGCTCCGTAGAAACCACCGTGTGGGTTATCATCGAAAGTCTCAATCGCTGTCTCAGCTGTTGCTGCTCCAAGCGCTGTAGTTCCAAAAGTTGTGTCAGCTAGTCCAAAGACTGTATATACAAAGTGTTTTGTAACGTGTCTTTCAACTGCTCTTCTTGCTTCGTTTAGAGCTAATTCCATTTCAGAGAATCGTGAATCTTCTAACATTCTGCGGGTTACACCGATTGCAAGTCCATACTCCTTAACTGAGACACGTTCGTTTCTCAAGTCAGTGTGTTGGTATGCTGGTGTTGAACCTTCTTCAATTTGTTCTAGACCCATTGAAGGTTTACTGAATGTTATGTCGACATCTCCACCGGTATCGGTGGTGAATCGCTCTGCAAACATTGCTACTACAGGCATTTCAGTAACTTTGTAGTCCTGAATTGCGTCTTTGTAGTCAATTAATACTCGGTTTGCTGTATCACTAAGTTGTGATGATGCAATACCGGGATTTGTTCCTGCGTTTACCATATTTTATCTCCTTATAGAATTAATACCTTAGTTAAACCAGCAGCTGAGTTATCCTCAACAGTCACTGCACATGGTGCTGTGTTTACTGGGGACCCTCCATCTGCGAATGTCACAAGTTTTCCTGCGTTTGCATCTGCGTCTAACATTAGTGGTATTCCTCCTCCTAGGTCTTCGCTTACCTGACAATTTACAATAACTCCACGTCCTAGAACAACACTACATTCTCCTGCGGAAGCAGCATCTGTTAATGCTACTCCAAAGAAGACGCCGCCTACGCCGCCATTCGTGTCGTCTGAACTGGCTTTCTGTACCTTGGCGTCTCCAGAAGCAAGATGTTGTAATGATACAGCATCTCCTGCACTGATTGCCTCGGCAGCCACAAAGTTCATTATTCTTGCCGGTGCTCCACCGTCGTTTACTAATATTCCTTTTACTATTGCCATATTTAGTTCTCCTCTCCTTTGAATACGATTCTACCGTTTTCCATCGCAAACATGCGTGGGGTTTCTTCTGCTTCAACTGGAGTTTCTTCAGCATCGTGGGATTTTCCCTTTCCAAAAGTTCGTTCTTCAACTGCTTCTGGTACAGGTACTCCATCCATTGCGATACTGAAACCTTCTAGCTTGATTGCGTCCCATGCTTTGAGTTCCTCTGCACGAGCATCCTTCCCATCGTCATCGAGTTTTCCTAGAGCGACTTCTTTTAATAGAATTGAATCTACAAAAGTATTGATTCTTGCTTCTGCTTCAGCATTTGCGCGAACCTCTTCCTCTTCTTGGAATTTCGAAACGAGAGACAATGTCTCATTGTGCTCGGATTTTAACTCAGCATAAGAAGCATTCATCTCTTCAAGTTGCTGTTTCATCGATGCGAATTCTCGCTCGGTTATTACAGCAGCTTCAGAGACTATTTCTGTTTTCTGTTCTTCAGCCATTGTTGTTTCCTCGCTGTTTCGCCCGTGTGTGTCACAGGCACAAGATTCTTTATTATGGCCTCCACAGCCACAAGAATCATGTTTTGACTCTTCACCGAATTCACGGTGGTCGTCACATTCCTTTTCTATCGTACATGCGTCACAAACGGGGGTTCGAGTCTCATTATCAATAAAACTCACCTCAATAGGACGAATGTCCATTGCAAACGGTTCTCCTAGAACGTCTACGTCTTTAGAAAACCAGTCGATACTGACATGCGTCATATCTCCGTTTTCAATCTTTTCTAGCACTTCATTGTTTTCAGCTGCGTTCTTATAAAGTTGCGCAAGCATCTTTATTGCAGTTTTACCACCATCTAGCTCTACGATTTCTGGGTTGATAGCCTTTCCAAGGAGGTCTTCCTCGGTTCGTTGATGATTGTAGTAAACTGGTAATTCACTGAATTTTTCTACACTATTCTTTAATACAGACGGTTCAATAAAGACCTTTTGGTCGCCATCTTCGTCGTGGGGGCCTGAAGTTATAGCGATTACTGGAAACTCTATATACTCGTCTGTATGAACAGGGTCTTGTAGTTCCAACGCAAAACTGCGTTGGTTTTCCTGTCCGCCCCCGGCAGATTCAGCAAACTGTCTATCAGTTCCTTCATCTACCCTCATACGACACATATTTGCCGCAATCTCTTGGTAGTCCTCTACACCTCTCTTTTTGAGAGTTGGGCCTACTTCTATAATACAACGCTCGTAGTCGTACTCTTTGCTCATTCTTTCTTATCCCCCGTTGGATTTGCAGCTGGTTCGTTACCAGCGCGTTTTTCTGTCCTTGCGGACTCTTCTTTCTTATCTTCGTCTTTTCCTCCAGATATATTAGCATTTTCTGCTGTATCTTGTATTTCTTCTATTCCTTCTGGATTCAATCCTCTTTCTGACCTCACTTCACCGGGTGAAAGAACTCCCTCTGAAAGGTATATCATATCTGTCTTTGCTTTTATAAACGCGTCATCTACATTTATTTGTCTAAACTTAAATAATGCATCTCCTCCTAATAATTGAGGCATTAGTTGTGCATTAATTGCAGCTTCGACCGCAGATTGTAAATGTCTAACGTAAGGTTCGAAAATGGCTCTTGCCTGTTCTGGTTTATCGAACATTGTAATTGGAACTTTAAGTGCCACATGTATTTTCTTGAGCAAATCATCAGTATATTTACCATACTCAAAGGCTCTTTGTGTACCTTGTAACTCCTTGACTTCAATATCATTACCATGAATAATGTCTTCGCCGGGTTCCAACGCATTAAATGCGTCCACAATTTCATTGATTTTATCAGGACCATAAGGCATATCGGGGAGTCCAGCACTAATATCAAACCTACTAGTAGCGTATTTGTTGAGAGCAGCGCCAATGTCCCTTTCTGCATAATCTTTGAGGTCAACCAAATAAAGAATTGGATGGATGTCACTAAGACCATAAGCATAATCATCGAACGGGTTGTTACGATAGCATATAAGCTCGTTTTCTTCAAATCT